AAAGCTGTAATGATTTTTAGTGGTGGTATGGACAGTGCTGCCATGCTAAGAATGGCTCAATTTCAATCGGGTGAGCTACACTGTTTAACTTTTGATTATGGTCAAAGGCATATACGCGAACTTGAATGTGCAAAGATACAAATCGAACATGCAAAGTTGGTTAGCTTTAGTCATAATTTTGAAGATTGTGAAGTAATACACAAAGTGTTGGATGTTTCATTTTTAAAAGAGTTACTTACGACAAGTTCACTTACTAATACAGACATTGATAATCCTGATGTTAAAGATATGGTAGGGGAAGCACAACCAGTAAGTTATGTACCATTTAGAAATCAATTATTTTTGACAATAGCATGTGCATATGCAGAATCAATTGGTGCTGAAACCGTTTATCATGGTGCAACTCAAGTTGATAGTTTAGCTGGTTATTGGGATGGTAGTGCAGAATTTCAGGAACACTTTCAAACGTTAATAGGACTAAATAGAACACATCGAATTATTCTTAATTGTCCGTTACTTAGTATGAGTAAACAAGCTATTGTAGAGTTTGCCGTTGGTAGTAGGGTTGATCTAAAATATACATACACTTGTTATAGTGGTGATGAACTTTCTGATGCAACCACACCAAGCAGTTCATTACGAATTAAGGGATTTGCAGATGCAGGTTATATTGACCCTATTGAATATAAACAAGATTTAACCAAATATTGGAAAGACAATAAATGTAAACCGTTTCCTATTGATGAGGTGTTTTCTGATAGATATGGAACCAGAGGCCCTTAATGCATATATTCGATAAGGATAAAATATCAAAAATAGGGTACACTGACGATACAGCGTTTTCATCACATAGAATTTACTTAGAATATCTAGTAAATTTTCTGTATGAGAAAAACGGTAATAAACAACTTAGTATTTTAGAGTGTGGTACCGGTACTGGTAGTAGTGAGTACTTTAGTAAAATTTCAAAAGAGGGTAAAGCTAAAATTTGGGGTATAGAATATCATAATGTTCCACCAGAATGTTGGTACGAACAAATGAAAGAAAAATATGCAAACGAAAACTACAAAATTACTCATGAGCAACAAGGTATATGGGTTTTTGGTTCAGAATACTTTCATAAGTTGGACGACCACTACGATTTAATTTTTGTTGATACTAGTGGGTATGAAAACAGAGCAAACTGGATAAAATTTGCAGCAAACGATACTAGTAAAGTAGTAGTTCTTCATGATAGCGAACACTACCATAGATTTAAACCATGGTTATTAGAATGGATAACAAAGAATTTTAAATTTGTTTATGATTCATGGCCTATACAGGAACCTGGGACGTTGTTTGCTAGTAATATTGATTTAGAGTGTAATTTAAAATATGAAGGAAGACACAACGATTTACCTCACAAAGCAGAACAGCAAGAAATGGATCCTACAGTTCATGGATTCCCAAAACAATGCCATATTAGTAAAAAATAGGTAAACAGAGCGCTACAGTAAAATAACTCTGTAATTCTGCATCAGCTAATAAGTTTGCAACCCCCATATCTTGATTAGGAAAAGGAAAATTTCCACTGCCTGATAATTTAGTAGAACTTGTACCAGTAAATCGAGTATCTAAATATTGATAACCTAATTCTACTTCCATATTAATAATCTTCTAATTCTTCTGACTCTTTATCTGTAGCAGTAAAATCTTGATACGCTTCGATTTCTCCTAACTTATCAGGATCTACATCATCTAGAGGGGCTTCCTCTTCACCAAAAACTTCATCTAATAAACCCAACAGAATCATGTCTTTTAAGATTTTTTCTGCCTCTTTTTGATCTTCTATTTTAGTAGCAAAGTCAAGAATTTCTTTTGCTGTAGTTGGCCTGACTTCTACAAAACCAACAATATCTTTTTGCAAACCTTTTAGTGGTGTCTCATAAGCTGCGTCTGCTACCTTAAATTTTCGCTTACCTAAAGCAACCTTTTCTTTTGCCACCGGCTTCTTAAATCTAGTAGATCTGCTTCTTGCTCCGCCACCACCACGGATACCCTTAATTCTCATCATCATCTCATAATATGATTCTTTTCTTTCTTCTCCTGTTTCTGGGTCAACAACAACTTTCCTTACCCTGTCTTCAAACTGCTTTTTTCTTCCTTCTGTTAAGGACTCTTGGTAAGATTCGTAAAGAAATTGGGTATCTTTATCTTTCATATTGAAATATTTATTAGATACTTTATAATATAAACAAATGTGTGCAATATTTGGTACTTCAGATAGACAACAATTTATAACATTGTATGAACTTAACAAAGACAGGGGTGGTTATGCATCTACTTTTTGTGGTATAAAAGATGGTAAGTTACGTGTTTTTAAAAATAAACTATTTGATTTAGATAACGTATACTTAGAAGATTGGGATTATTATTTGGGTCATCATCAAGCTCCGACAGGTAAAGTACGTCAGTATAGTGAAAATACTTCACACCCATTTAATTATGGAAGGTGGCATGTAGCTCATAATGGTGTTCTAACCAATTATAGAGAAATAACAGAAGCAAGTGATACCAAAGATATTGATACATCATATATTCCTGCATATATGCAAGAGTTAGATTTATCACCTTTATGTTTTGATGATAAAGGTCTTTTAGAAGAAACATTTACTGCATTTAAAGGAACCCACACATGTTGGGTTTGGGACGATAGAAATAGTATTGTATATTTAACTAAAAATGGTAGTACTTTATTTTCAAATGGAACAACATTTTCATCAGTTCAATATGATGGTGGTAAACCGCTATTAGATGGATATGTATATATGATGCATGAAGGTTCAGGATTTTTAGAGTATGTAAAATTCGAAGACAGTAACCCGTTTGCAGTCTTCTAAAATTATGCAAGATTTATTAGATTATAAAGAGACTCTAGATCCAAGTAACCGTGCTATCTATGACTTATTTGAAAAATATAAACCCGATTCTGGTATATTTGTAGAAACCGGTTGTCATCTAGGAGGTGGGTTAACTAAAGCAGTACATGTTGGTTTTACCAAACTGTATTCTTGTGATATAAATTTAGAAAGGGTAGAACATTCAATTGAGTTAATGTCAGAAATGGCTATGTATGGTTCAATAGTTGATCCTTGTATTTTTAACTCCGAGTCTACTGTTTTTCTAATGAACGTTTTACCAATGATACAAGATGACCAAGTTATGTTTTGGCTCGATGCTCATGATGAGGGCGGTGGTATACCTGTTCTTCAAGAACTGGATTTAATAAAAGCAATATGTAAAAATAAAACTAGTTCTATCTTGATTGACGACGTACCTCTTTATCTAGAAGAAGAGGGTGTTGATTATCTTAAAAAAACAATTTTAGAAATAAATGAAAACTACGAATTTGAAAAAGTTGAAACTAACGATGGTGGTAATTATGTTATTGCTGCTGGCGTAGTTGAAAAAGAGGAAAAGTAGTTATAATACTGATATGAAGACAGCTTTAGTATGTGGCGCAGGTGGTTTTATTGGTAACCATCTTGTTAGTAGGCTTAAAAAAGAAGGTTATTGGGTACGTGGTGTGGATCTAAAACATCCAGATTACGGAGAATCAGAAGCCGATGAATTTGTAACAGGGGATTTAACAGAAAAAGATATAGTTGAAAGATGCATTAGAACTGGAAGCTATTATGGTACTGTACCAAAACAATATCAAGGACAATTTGATGAAATATATCAATTAGCTGCTGATATGGGTGGAGCCGGGTATATTTTTACCGGTGAACATGATGCAAACGTTATGAGAAATTCAGCAACTATTAATTTACATATCCTAGATGCAATAAACCGACTGAACCAATTTGTTAAAACCCCTTGGTATAACGATTCTCGAGTTTTACCATATGATCAGGTTACAACTAAGATTTTTTATAGCAGTTCTGCATGTATGTACCCTGAACATAATCAATTAGATCCTGATAACCCTAATTGTGAAGAAAGTTCAGCATATCCTGCTGCACCTGATAGTGAGTACGGTTGGGAAAAGTTATTTTCCGAAAGGCTATACCTTGCATATCAACGAAATTATAACATTCCATGTGCTATTGCTAGATTTCATAACATATACGGTCCAAAAGGTACATGGAAAGGTGGTAGAGAAAAAGCTCCAGCTGCTATTTGCAGGAAAGTGGCGTTAGCCAAAGAAGGTGAAAATATCGAAATATGGGGTGACGGTACACAAACACGGTCCTTTTTATACATAGACGAATGTATTAACGGTATAAGAAAATTGATGGAGTCAGACTGGTCGGGTCCAGTAAATCTTGGATCAGACGAAATGGTGACCATTAATGCATTAGTAGAAACCGCAGAAACAATTGCCGGTAAAAAATTAGGTAGAAAATATATTGAAGGACCACTAGGAGTAAGAGGCAGAAATAGCGACAACAAACTTATTCAAGAAAAGCTCGATTGGTCACCACATTATCCCCTTATTAAAGGCATACAACAGACGTATGATTGGATTTGGGATCAAATCAACCAAGAATCGGTCGTTGATCATTCAAGTATATAATCTATACTAGATTTATATGTCAGTAAATTCTTTGGATTTAGAATACTACGAAAATGTAGTACTATATAAATGCATTACAGATCCGAGATATCTTGGGTCTATAATAGATCACGTTCATCCACGGTATTTTGACAACAAAAATTATAGAAGTATAATTGCAATCATAAAAGCATTCTTTATTAAAAGACAAACAATACCGAGTGCTACAGAAATTGCATCTTATTGTACTACCCCTGAATTAAAAATTGATTTAAAACAAACTCTTTTAAGAATAGATCAATTAGACAAATCATTTAACAACGACGAGCTGTATACTAACACGGAAAGATTTTTAAAAGAAAAGTCTGTGTATCATACAATGTTAGATGTGGCAGATGACTGTTCAAAAGGTAAGGTTGAACCAACAGAAATATTTGACAAGTTTGAAAAGTGTTGTGGTATTAATTTATCGGTAGATCTTGGGTTTGATCTACTTGTTGACCATGAAAAGTTAATTGAAAACCTTCAAATCGATGAACCAACCATACCATCAGGTTGGGCATGGGTGGATGACATGTTAGATGGTGGGTTTCTTGAAAATGGTCGATCTATTTACGTGTTTGCTGGTGAAACCAACGTCGGTAAGTCTATTTTCTTGGGTAACATAGCAGTAAACATGGCCAAACAAGGAAAAACGGTGTTAGTGGTGTCACTTGAAATGAGTGAACTAATGTATGCTAAGAGACTTGCAGGTAATATAACTGGACTTGAAATTAACAATCTAAGACACGAAATTCCAGAGTTAAGAACCAAGATGCAAAAAGAAGTTAGTGAAAACCCATCAGGTAAGTTATTAATTAAAGAATTTCCACCAAGTACTATAACAGCATCACAGTTAGGGGCGTTTATGAAGAAGATAGAACAAAAAGGCATCAATATTGATGCGTTAGTTCTTGATTACGTTAACTTAATGCATTCACCAATTGGTAATAACAGTTATGAACGTGTAAAATATGCAACAGAACAAGTTAGAGCGTTATCCTACACACATAACTGCCCTATTATAACAGCAACACAGTTAAATAGATCTGGTTACGATACGCAAGACCCAGGATTAGATACTATTGGTGAAAGTATGGGGTTAGCAATGACTGCAGATGCAATATTTTCAATATTTCAGAACGAAGAAGACAGGGGTTTAGATCAAATAAGGTTAGGTGTTATGAAGAACCGATTTGGACCAAACTTCGGTGCCACAGAAATGAGTATACACTACCCAACGTTAACAATAAGTGATGGAGGTGGCCAAGATATGGGTAATGCGGCTGCTAACGTAATGGGTGCTATAGAAGCCCTAGCCAATGGTTGAGAATCGTAGCAAAAATCATAAATTTCTAAATGAACGGTAAAGATTACGTATTTACTGATTCGGATTTAGATGGGGTTGGTAGTTTTTTAGTACTCAAATGGATACTTGATACGGAAATTTCCTACAAAACCACCACCCATAAGAATTTTAGGGGGGACTTTGTAAAGTTTCTCAGTAAAAATAAGATTTCCGAATTTGATACAATTTATATCTGTGATTTAAATGTTAGTGACCACTCAGATTTACTTAATTATAAGAATATTGTTGTTATTGACCATCATAATGGTAAAGACAATTACGATGAGTTTACAAAACCTACTTTAGTGTTAGATAGTGACTACACTTCTACTACAAAGCTGGTATTGAAGTATGCTCTGGATACAATTCCTAATACTAACACAAAACTTACAGGCGCCAAAGCTAAATTAATACAGTTGGTGGATGATTACGATAGTTATAAGCTAGCTCAAGAAGAAAGCTTGGGTGTTAATCACGTTTTGTGGAGTTATACAGGTGATAGGGTTGCTAAATTTATACAAGAGTTCGGTGATGGGTTTAGTGGTTTTAGTTTACATCAAAAAAACATGGTTGTGTTAGCTAATAAGAAGATACATGATCAAGTAGAGAATGGAGAAGCGTTTTCTTATAAGACAAACATTGACGGTAAACCATATAAACTAATTTCTTCGGTTTGTTCCCATAATATTAACGAAGTAGCATCCGGGTTGTTAAAGAAGCATGCTTCAGATATTGTATTCATAGTAAATCCAAAATCTCACAGTGTTAGTGTACGGAAACGGTCAGGTGTAGGTGTTAATCTAAATAAACTTGCTGGTAAACTAATTGATGGAGGTGGTCATACTGATTCAGCCGGTGGAAAGCTGACAGAGACATTTTTAAAGTTTACTAAACTCTTTAAAGTTGAAGTATGAAATACGAAAATCACAATCCAGTAGAACATACCCACAGTAAAGAGATGGCGCATGCGTTCATGGGGTTTTGTTCCTTTGTTTCTATTTTAAATAACAAAAAAGTAAACCTTCCTAATATTTTTATTCTGTTGCTTAAAGATAAAAAGCTCAGAAGCCTGTTTAAGGAACAAATTGATATCGATACCGACTTCGAAATGGTTAAATTGTTTTTATTTTATGATCCATCATTACATAAGAGCAAATATATCATGAAATACATTAATAGTAGTAAAAACAAATTGATTCATTAGTGGATATAACTATAATTAGTTAGTGACAGAATTCGAAAAGCTAATTTACAACACCCACCTTAAGATAAGTAGGGTAACTAAAAACAAACCTTATAAGTTCCGAACAAATTTCGATAACCTAGAAGAAGATAAACAGTTTTTGTGTAAAAAGTTAGCTCACTTCTTTACAAAGCACAAAAATATCAATCTAGATAAGTTCTTCTATGCTCCATTTAAAATTTACCAAGACAACCCTGTTTTAGATCTAAAATTTTACACTTCTCTTAAAGCTTGTAAGTTGTATTTCGATTATGTTAACAGTTTGAATAGATCTGAAATTGATTCCAAAGAAAACAAAGACTTCTTTTTGAATTCTGGGGTGTTCATAACAGAATACTGTAACAAACACAAGATCAAATGGGATAGTTACATATCTCATAAAGAAAACAAGACAGATGGACTTAATTCCTTTTTTTCCCATCTAAAATCAGGAAATGTTTCAGTATATATGCTTTATACCTTTCCAGAGTTCTCATCTGAATATAAAAAAGCTGATAGAGAGGTGGTTGAGATGATGCTCAAGGGGGTAATTGATGATATCAGTGTATATCGAGTAAAATTTTACAATTGTAAAGAGGATTTAAAAAAATATTTCGGTAAGGTTACTAAGCTATGCAAAGAAAGAGTGGACACCTTAGTCGGATAATATATAATTATGTTAGTACGGTAATGGATGTTACCTCTACGAAAAATTAACGAACAAATATTAAAATTATAACATGACAGATATTAAATCATTATTCGAGAGCATTAAAACTGAGATGACAAAAGACTCCGGTCAGACAAATCGTTCTCAGTTTCTAAGAACAGAAGTTGGCAATACTTATACAGTGCGTTTATTGCCTAATGTAAAGGATGCAAGTAAAACATTCTTTCATTATTACACGCACGGGTGGACTTCATTTGCCACCGGTCAATACATTAACCAGATTAGCCCACAAACATGGGGTGAGCGTGATCCAATTGGTGAAGCTCGTTATCGTATTACTAAAACCGGTAGTGAAGAAGAGAAAGAAAAGGCCAAAGCGATCTTGCGTCGTGAAAATTGGATGGTAAACGTGTATGTGGTGAATGATCCCGTTAATCCTGACAATAACGGCACAACAAAGTTGTTGCGTTTTGGTAGACAGCTTCATAAAGTTATTATGGAAGCTATGCAAGGTGATGAAGCCGAAGAGTTAGGCCCACGCATCTTTGACCTAGGTAAGAATGGATGCGATTTTCGTATTAAGGTTGAGAAGCAAGGCGACTTTCCTACATATGTATCGTCAAAATTCGGTATGCCCAAAGCAATTGAAGGCATGGATGACAACAAAGCAAAAGAAACGTATGACAGCATATCAGATCTTGAAAGTGTCTTCACAGTCAAGAGTTTTGATGAACTAAAAGAACTGTTGAATGAGCATTTCTATTGCATAAGTACAGATGATGCTGCAAGTGCAACAACCACAACGGTTATTGAACAAAAAACAGCTGAACCTGCTAAGTCTGAAGAGAAAAGTGAAGCAGAATCAAGCACTTCGAACAATAATGACAGCGAAGATGATGATATTGCTAACTTGCTTAACAGCTTAGAAGACATCAAATAATGGATAAGGAATCTAGACCACCGCAGAGGCAAATGCCGCCTGGTGAACCACCTCCTGGTGAAGTACCAGTAGCACCGGTGAACCATAATGCGGGTTTAGACCCAGACTTCGATCCGGGGGCAGGGCAACCTCCCCCGGATGATCCATATAGTGATGCAATGGCCATAAGAGGCCTTTTTGGAGCAGTACATAACGATTTAGCACAACTAAATGAACACTTGGTTAGTGAATCTTCTGGGTTAAGATCAAAAAACGTAGACAAAAACGTAATGGATAGAGATATTCTAAAAGTTATGGGTCAAAATCCACAACAACCACAATTACAACCGCAACCTCAACCCGGGCAAGTTGCGCACCATGTACACCCACAAGCCCCCCAACAAGCCCCTGTACAACAACCTGAAACTACTCAACACGACCCAAATCAAATTGAATTCAATTTTGATAATTCAGCCACCGCACAGGATATATTCAATAGATTATCTGATATAGAAAGAGATCAAACTAAAATATTGAGATTGTTGAACGGGATTAAAGACTCGTTGGCTACCAACGAAAAAAACTAACTTGTAAACCAAAGATTTAAGGCTATAATAAGTTATGGTCATTAATATCAAAAATAAAAACCAATTTGTTACAGGTTACTTGCGCCCTATTAGTGCTTTAACCGACGCAGTAATTTTTAAGACAAAAGATAATAAATTGGAATGCATTGCAAATAATGAACAAGGACTTATCATTTACGCATCTTACGATTTGGACGTCCAGTCAGATTTGGTTTTAAACATCCCTAACATTAAGAAGTTAGAAAAGATTTTATCATTTATAGAATCAGATGATATTGACTTAACATATAAAGAAAATTCTTTATCTTATAAAGACAAAAAGATGCGATTTAAGTATCATTTTCTTGATGACAATATTATACAGGCTCCTAAACTAAGTGTAGAAAAAATAATGAGCTTACCTTACGATATTGAATTTAATATTGATTCATCTAAGATAAGCGAACTTGCAAAAGGTGCAGCATTTGTAGCAGAGTCTGAAAAATTATATTTTAATATTTCTGAAGGAAAAATATTTGCAGAAATAACAGATAGATCTAATTCATCTGTAGATAGTTATTCCATTTTAGTTAATGATACTGCTGAAGCTAAAGATGTTAGTTTTCCAATGCATTTTGATATAGTAAGACTTTTAGGGGCGACAAATCATATTCGAATTAATGTAAAGATTAATACAGAACAAGGATTAAGTACTTTTGAACTAAAAACCGAGACGTCAATGTTGAAATATATTGTACCTGGTTTACAAGTATGAGGAATAAAGTAAAGACATGTGGGTATTTTAAAAAACGTTTGAAAGATAACGGATTTATTGTACTGGATGTTTTTAAAAGTTTTAATGATAAAGATAAACGTAAGTGGTGTTTACTAATCAACCCGGGGCAAGAATCTATCTTTTGTACTTGCTATGACAATTTTGATAATGAAGTATCTGTTGCGTTTGAATTTAATGATGGTGGGAAGAAAATACCAAAAAACTTTTTTATGGCAACCCCTTCAATGGAATCAATAATAACCCAGCTAATAGTTACTTGGGGCGTAAATAATAATAATAAAAGCTCTACTTATTATAAAAAACGATGAGCAAGAAAAGTAAAAACGAGGGACCCGCTCCAACACCCTTACCAGACAAAAATAATATTGATAATCTCTCTGAAAAAGAAATCAAACATGCTTTTGAATCTTTGGTAAAGCGTAAATTTTCAAAAGAACAAAACGAACAAGCAAACCATTATAAAGAACTAGATAGAATTTTAAAAGAATATATGGATTGTTGTATAATATTAGGTTATGACGTTAAAGGAAACGGTGTCGTTCGTGTTCTACAAGATAATAATTTACAAAACGACGCTCTTCATCACTTACTTCAAAAAGTTGTTGTTAGTCACTTAGGACCACCAGGTTTAATGGGTGGAAATGGTTTAGATTGATCTTAAAATATTGATATGGATATTACGAAAGTACTCGTAGTAGGAAAAGGTTTCATTGGTCAACAATTATCTACTTTTCTTGCTACAGATGAAAGATTAGAAGTACATCAAATAGAAAGTTCACAAGTTAACTACCGTGATTATAACACATTCGTAGACTTTCTAAGACAATATGAAGAAGAAGGAACGGGTTTTGATGCAATAATTAATGCAGCTGGGTTTACTGGTGAGAAAAACGTTGATGATGCTGAAAAAGAGAAAGAATTGGTGTGGTTATTAAACACAGTATTGCCAACCACCTTAGCATCAGCAGCACAAGCATGTAATGTACCTTCTTTTTTTAATATCTCTTCTGGTTGTATATTTACAGGCTATACGAAGCCGGATCCATATGTGGGTTACACCGAAGAAGAAGTTCCAAACTTTGGTTTGTTTGATGAGGACTCATCTTGGTATAGTAAAACAAAGCATGCCGGTGAGCTCTCACTAACATCAAGCTTTAATTGTTATAATTTACGTATCAGAATGCCAATTGGTGAAATTTTCCACCCAAAAAATCTTATTTCAAAGATGTTGAAGTATGAAACAGTTCTAGATGAAGATAATAGTGCAACATATATGTTTGATTTGATGAATTTTGTATATAATGCTATTTTAGCACCACCGCCTTTTGGTATCTATAACATTGTAAGTTCGAATGTGTTCAATTCAAAAGATTTATTTACTGCTTTTAACAATAATAAAGAAGAACTTATACAAGAAGGCCTTCTTCCTAAGGGTTGGTCCTTAGAAAACATTAAATTCATTAAAGAAAAGGCGTTCTACAAGAAAGGCGTAACGGCTGTAAAGAGAAGTAACTGTATTCTTAACAATACTTCAGCTTCAGACTTAAAATTACATGAATTTACTGATGTTTCGCATGATTTCCTCGATAAAGTGGTAAAAGGTTACATAGAAAACAAAAAAACCATGGAAGCTCAACCAGATAACGTGGTAGATATAGAAGAAATTCAAGGAGCTAAAGAACCACGAAAAGACGAAGATATATGACTGTTTTAGTTACAGGTGGTTACGGGTTTATAGGCCATCACCTTGTTAAATGCCTTAGAAACAAGGGATATCGAACTATTGTTTACGATAAAGAAACATATGCATGTGAATACGTTGATAAAGAGAACGTTCCTACCGTCTGGAGTGTGTATGGAGACATATTAGACGTTAAAAAGTTAGAAAGTGTATTTAGAATCCATAAATTTGATAAAGTATTTCATTTAGCAGCAGAGTCTCATGTGGATAATAGCATTGCTAATCCAAACGTGTTTGCTAACACGAACGTAATAGGCACTGTCAATGTATTAAACTTAGCTAAACAGTACGGAAAGCAAGTGATCCACGTGTCAACAGATGAAGTTTACGGTGCTTTACGTTCGGACGATAAAAATTGGAATGAAAAGCAACCCGTACTACCAAATTCACCTTATTCAGCTTCAAAAGCTAGTTCGGATCTGATTGCACTATCGTATCACAAGACATATGGTATGGATGTTCGTGTTACTCGTTGTTGCAACAATTTTGGTACAGGTCAACATGCAGAAAAACTGATACCAAAATCAATTCTTACATCGATACGAGACAAAGAAATATTACTTTACGGTGATGGTACTAATAAACGTGAATGGATCCACGCTGAAGACCATTCGGAGGCTTTAATATTAGTAGCTGAAAAGGGCGAGGCTGGGGAAATTTATAATATCGGTTCGGGGGATGAATATTCTAATAATCAAATAGCTAATAAAATTATTAAGTATACACAACCCGACACCACCATAAGGTATATTTCGGACAGACTTGGTCACGATTTTAGATATGCAGTAAACTATTCTAAAATAAAACGATTAGGGTATTCTCCAAAGAGAAGTATAAAAAATAGTAAAGAATGGAATGAAATTATTGAATTTTATAAGAAACACTGGAAAACCCAAACCTAGATACATGTACGCCATAAAGAATGGTGATTATGCAGGTCATTTCTGTGCCTTTATTCGCTCTACTACGGAAAAATATATTTTTCTCACAGTACCCAACAATCAAAAGATAGAAGTACCTATAAAAGACTTTAAAGATGGTATGAAATCGGGATTAGTAGACTTTGTAGAAGTTTTACCAAGACACGTCTATAAAGTAATTAGAGCACAATACGATGCAACAAATTAGGTTGACTTATTTAATAGATCATTTAAAATGATAGTATGACATCAATACGAGATCGAATACTCAAAGCAGTCAATCAAAAAGAAATTGATTCTTTGGTAGAAGAGTCGAAAACATTCGAATATATTTCTACAAATACAAAGAACAAAATCCGAAAAGCAGTGGTTGAAAGGATGAACTCCCTTTCCGGAAATAAATCTAAGTCAAAAAAGAAAGGAAAGAAAAATGAAAACACTGCTGCTAGACGCAAATAATTTATTGTATAGAATATTTTGGGTTAACAAAAACAAAAAGGAAGGCGATATTAATATGTCAACCTTAATGTTTTTACGCTCAGTAAAATCGTACGTTGATAAATTTAGCCCGGATCAAACTTATGCCGTTTGGGATAAAAAATTATCATACCCTTCAACAAATTTTCGTAAATCTCTTTCAGAAAGCAAATATAAAAGCAATAGAGATAGTAACGTGGCTAAAGAAGCTCATCAGAACGACGAAACGTTGAGAGAGCTATTGGATTCATTGGGAATAAAGAGTATCTACCCTAATAGAATGGAAGCTGACGACGTAATAAGTTGGTTGGTCGATAAGTTACCCGGAAAGAAAGTTATCATCACTGTTGATAAAGATTTGTATCAATTAATTGATGAAAATACAATGGTGTTTAATCCTATCCAAAAGGTTGCTGTTACTAATGCCAATTTTGAAATTTATACTAAAGGCGTCAGTAGGAAGAATTTTTTAGATTATAAAGCTATTGTTGGAGATAATAGCGACAATCTTAAAGGATTGCATAAAGTAGGTCACAAGAGAGCTTTGAACTTGCTTCATAAATTTAACAATAGTGAAAAAGAATGGGAAGGAATTTTAAACGAAGAAAATTATCAAATCTACTCTCATAACATACAGATGATGGATTTGTCTTTGGGTTGGAAGTATTACGACGATGAAGAGGAAGTGTACCAAAAACAAATGAAAGAAGGTATGCCGCCTTGTAATTCAAAATCGTTCTATGACAAGTGTCAAGAGCTGGACTTAGGTTCTATTATGAAGAACAAAGATAAGTGGACAAATACCTTTTTTACTAAGGATGTATTTCAAGAGGTTGTAGAGAAAGTAAACCTATTAAATAATAAATATATAAACAATAGATATGCTACAACAGAATAACAACATTAACAACATGCAGATGGTTAGAGCGATTCCGATTGCTAGCCCCATTTCCGGTGAAACAGTATTCCCTAGAATTCACAAACTCCAACGCGGTGGTAAAGTTTATACTGAAGCGCATTGGATCGACCCGGCTAGTGGTGCTTTTATACGCAAAGGAATTGTTTCCATTGATGACGTGAAGGAGTAATATATAATCTATGGTATGGTGTTACCAGAGGCATATGTTATTCAAAAATTTTATCAATTTGCAGGTTCACCAAAATATAATAGATTAACCAAAACCTATCAAGGGGGGTGCCCCGTATGTCGTGAGGGCAAATCTTGGGGAAGAAAAAGAAGATTATTTTATGTTGTAAAAGACAACTACTTTCATTGTCATAATTGTGGATGGCATTCAAATCCAACAAATTGGATTATAGAAGTTTCAGGAAGTACATTCGAAGACTTAATAGAAGAAAGTAAAGAGTTTGATATTCTACCTGAAGATATTTCAAATACAAATTCAAAAATAAATGAAACTGTATCTAATATTCTTAAACAAAAGTTACCAGAAGATAGTATAAATTTATTTGATAATAACCAAGTAAGCTATTTCAAATCGAATGCAATAGTTCAAACTGCATTAAGATATATTACAAACAGAAAATTAGATACTGCATGCAATAAACCTAAAAGTCTTTGGTTGTCTTTAAAAGATAAAGTTCATAAGAACAGATTAATAATACCGTTTTATGATGATAATAATAAAATAGTACACTACCAAACAAGAACGTTACTCAAGAACGATGAAAAATTTAAACCCAAATATTTGTCAAAAATAAACAGCGATAAAAGCGTTTTCAATATTAATCAGGTAGACGAAAGTTTAGATAGGATGTATATATTTGAAGGCCCTATAGATTCATGCTTTACGACTAATGGGGTTGCTGTTGCAGGTATTACTGAAAATAGTTCTAAGTTATATACGAAACTTCAATATGAACAACTTAATAAATTTCCATTTCAAGAAAAAGTAATTGTACTAGACTCTCAATGGCAAGATACTGCATCTAAAAACAAAACTAAATTTTTACTTGATGCCGGGCTGTGTGTTTTTATATGGCCAAAAAATTTAGGTTTAAAATACAAAGACTTTAATGCAATAGCTGTTGGTGAAAAAATGAATAAAATACCCGCTACATTTGTTGATCAACATTCATATAACGGGTTAAAAGGTAGAGTTGTTTTATCTCAAATAAATTAACGTGCAGGCCCGGCTCCAGGTCCTGTTTCGACTGTATGTAAATATCCTTTAAGGTTTTCAATAAGTGAGCTTAACTCCATTGCAACTCTTGCAATCTTCTTAGTTTCAGCACCTGCAATTTTATTAAAAAGCGTATCACAACTAGCTGCATGAAGGAGAGATTGAACTGAATCAGGTTTTTCACTATTAAGATAATTAGTAAATTCTTCCATAGCACCAATAATACCTACTAATTCTTGGGCCTGTGCTGCATTACTCTGTGCTGTAACTTCGCCACCGTCTAATGCCGGTGCATCTACATCATACTCTGTTACCTCGGTACCCGGGTCTAACTGGGTTTCCATAGCTTCAGTATCTGTTATTTGAATTGTCTCATCTTGTTCCAATACATGAACAAAGTGTTTGCCAAAAAAGCTCATGTATATATTTATGCTTTTGAATAAATATTAACATGGGTAGTTTAAAAATTTTAGAAGAAGATCAAATAAAAATGTATAATAAGTGGGTGAGAGGCATTGCTACCCGGGAACAAAAACCCACCCATGTAACAGTTGGAGATCTTCTACAAGCATCAGGACGTAACGATAATAATAAAGCTCCTCTTCAATTACCGTTTCCTTTAACTCATATTGTTGAAGATATGGGTAGTTTATATGTTGCTACAGATAATATTCAAGCTAAAGCAGATATGGCAAAAAATAATCCAGTTGTTACAGAAAGCGACAATGCTTTAGATAGTTTAAAAGGATTTGTTCGTAAATGTAGGAAAATTAAAGCAATAATTGAATCGATGACTAGTGATTTAGATATAATTGTTGATAGAAAACCTTACGAAAGTCACAATTCAGAACCAGAAGACAATAGTGATGAATCGCTAAGCGCACCTACTGACTCTGGAGGTTCGCAAGCTATTAATAAGTTACCGACATAATGCTTTTTCAAGAATATTATACTTTAGATGAGCTTACCGATCAAGTTGACAACGGGGTATATTCTGATCCTAGACATCTTACATCGGTATTAGCAATTTCAGTCGGTACCAGTCATTTAGACTATTCTGCAGCTTTAAAAATATTAGACTACTTCTTTCAAGGTTGGCCCGCTTCGAAATCAGGACGAAAAAAAGAAATGCAAAAATGGGTTAATGAACTTCGTAAGCATATAGATAAAGCTAGTTGATAATCGTCCTTTCTACATTATAATAATTAAGTGATTCAAGTAGTAAAATCTTTATCTATTGTCGTTATAGTAAGTGCATTTTTAGGAGGTTGCGGCTATCTTCTTGGTTATAATTTCTTTGCTATATTTGGAATAACGTTTATTGGTCAATTTATCATTTATGATCTTTTTTCTCGTTGGAGAAGATCAGGATTGGAAGTAGAATTCAGAAGATTAGAAAACGAAAGAATAAAAGCTTTTTCAGAACAAGGATTAGAAGTTACTTGCCCTGTAGAAAGTTGTATGCATAAGACGTTTGTTCCTATAATTATTAGCGAAGACAATGAATATGATTGTCCAAAATGTAATGCAGGAATAAAAATATATGTTGGTACAAAAAGTTTTCTTAAAACAACGCCAATAGACGGAGATCCATTTGAAAAACACAATTTTGTAACGAATACTGATTATGACAACTAAAAATAACGATTTAAAATTTAATGAACAAAATGGTTCGGTAATAAATCCTGTACCTCCCGGTAAAAGTACAGGAAGATATCACGATACGTTATTACGTGAATCGTATGAAAAGGGTATACTTGCAGCTACCGGAACTTTAGACGCAAAAAATAAAGAGAGGATTGTGGAAAATTTAATCAAAGTTATTTTTGATGATATTTTGAGTCAAAATTCAGATAGAATTAAAAGCAATCATAATATTCTAAAATTAAATTTACAAGTTATTGAAAATGCAATTAAAAATACAAAATTAAGTAATTTTATCTTTAACCCCGAAAGGATTGCATCTATAATAGAAGGGTATGCTAAAGTCATTGAACAAAAAAGTATTAACAGAAATGTCTGACGAAGAAATTTCAAGGTGGTTGTGTCTATTTGATGCAGTAAACTATGTTGCAGCAAAAGCTGATCAGCTTGGAATGGATGTAAACAAGAACAATTCATGGATAAAACCTCTTGCATTTAAAAATTACATTGCTGAAATGTATGAATCTGTTTATTTGAATTATAAAATGGGTGGAGATGTAGAAGTTGCACCAAGAAACGTAAAAGAGTTCATATATCGAGAAGATGCACTACACGCCTAATACATCTTTAAGGGTACCCATTGAAAATCAAGGACGGAAAATTGGCGGTCCTACTATACCAAGCCAGCAACGTAACCTTGCTCCTAGAGCTATGCAAAGAAGATCATTAGTCCCCGGTGTATTATATACATTATCCTATATAAAAAAGGAAGAAAACGGGAATATGGCTTATTCCTTTAAAGGGCAAGATGGTTCTATGATAGTAGAAACGTTTCGTTCCTGTCAAGAAGCTGATATGTTTATCGCAGGTATTAAAAATGAATCGATACCGGAATACGAACAGTTTTATAAAAAATTAAAAACTTAAGAAGTTGGGCCGAAAGGCCCGTCTTCTGGTTCTTCAGTGTTTCCATAGCCTCCATACACATCGTCATAACCAAAGTCTTGGTAATCAAATATTGCTTTAGATAATTCTTCAAGATCACCATCATAACTCTTATTAGGTGACCTGGAATTTGTACCTTCGTCCATTCTACCAGAGAATTTATCATCATACACTTGATCGCTTCCCCCTTCTGTACTTAAACCAGGCTCAAAACTGTAATCGTAACGTTTAGCCTTAATCATCCATACATAGTGACCAGCAAGAGGATTGATTCTAGCAACGTCCTCGTCTAATCTCTCTGTTATCTCAAACTGTTTACCTGTTCTAGGCCATGGTCTGTCATCACCATACTCAGATAATATGAATACATCACCGGCTTTTGGCTCTTGAGGGTAGCCAAACGAAGCATAAAAGCTACTAATATGTATATAAGCAGTTAATTCGTCGTCTGAATCAAACCCATACTTCTGTAATATTACTGCATTTTCGTTTAACTCGATTGCAACTATTATTTTCTTTGGATCTGTGAAAACTTTAGTAGGGTCTTCACCATATATGTTACCAGGACCACCACCTTCACCATTTATAGCACCTTGAGGTACACCATCTGCTGATAAAGTCTGGTATGGGTTTTGATAATACGTTACTTCTTGTCCATATAAGGCAATAATTTCTTCCCACCAATTATCTATTACAATTCTCTCACATTCGTTTTGAGATTTGTTTGTAAATCTAAAACATTGATTATAGGGCTTAGGACCAGGATAAATTGAACCAGGGTTATCTGGATCGGGTGTAGGAACACCTGGTAAAAACTGAGGCATGATTTGATTCATCCCTCTATATCTGTCCATTTCTACTGCCATTATACTAAATTATCTGTAGTTGTTGTTGGTTGTGGTTTTTCTACTTTTGTTTTTAACAAATAATACTCACCATTTGGTTTTACCTCTATAGCTATACCTGTCTTTTTTAACCCTTTTGGTCTTCCAGGCTTTAATCTATTTACACCAAAACGTTTGGTTAGCATATAAGCATCTTTTGGTGATATTTTAATGTATTTTGGGCCTACTCTTTGTTGTAATATTCTATATGCTGCGGGTAGCGAGGTATCATTTTGGAGATAATTAGCTACCGTCTGTGGTGACTTACGCAATCCCGGGTCTTTTGGTATTGCTCGTTGGTGTCTATGATTAACACCTGGAATATTTCCTGTATTAAATCTTTCTTCAATCATAACGAAAAACTCTTTAAAGGTCACATTTATATTTAAGCAAAAAAAAGCCCCTTTACAGGGGCTTTAAAAGGCTATCTTTTTTTGACTTAATTGTTTTTCTGAAAGAATGATTGATCACCCTTTCCACCACCCTTAATCTTAGACTTCACTACATTAGCTTTGCCTTTAACAGATGTTGGGTTACCTTCTTTTTGATTTACTAACGGTGTACCTTCGTCGGTTCCTTCACCATCAATACCGTCTTTAATTTTGCCATCGCCTTCGCTATGACCAACGGTCTGTGTATATTGTGAATGAACAACGTTTGCACTACCAGTTACTGGTGTTGGGTTACCTTGCTTCTGGTTAACTAACGGTGTGCCAAGAACCTCAGCTTCAATTTCCTCACCAAAGTAATTGAAATTCTCTTCATCCTCTTCAGGGTGGTCGCTTGTACCGTAATCTCTTACTTCACTCTTACGACCGGTCTTTTTGTCGAAACGACGAGCTCTGTCGCCCTTGTTTCCACCAAAGCGCTTCTCCTTCTCGGATTCATCTTCATCAGGGTCCCAGTCATCAGAATCACCGAGTTCGTCCTCGACGTCCTCGATATCATCAACTGCGTCTAAAACGTCTGCTAATGCGTCATGTAAATGATGAGCTACTTCTTTAGGAATTGTAATTGTGAATGAATCAGACTCTTCAACATCGACATCTTCTACTGAATCGTCAATACCGAGTTCAACAGCGTCAATTTGTTCGTCGTCCATTACTTCTTCGTATAAACGGTCAAAAATAGATTTGTTCTTAGCCATATTAGTATTTATACTCTCTTTGTTTATTTTTTCATTTTCCGCCTTAAAAT